CCGGTGTATAGTGTAGACACTAGGTCGTGGAAGAGCCAAATCGTAGGAAATAGTAAACCATTAGATAATCCATATGGAATCAATAAAGAGAAATATCGTACAATCCTGTATTTGCGCGATAAAGGGCTTCTAAAATACATAGCAGAACCTTATAAGGGTAGAGGCGAAAAAGGTGTAATAAAGGTCAAAATAGACGGTCAGAGAGTACCTTGTAAAATCAATGATGATTTGGCAGATTCCTATTGTATTGCAATGTATGGATTTTTGCCAAAAACAAAACAAAAACTAAAAGAAGAAAAGTTTTAAAATGGGAACCCGTTTGTGTTCCTTTTTTTTTGTTGACAAAACAAAACAAATGGTATATTATAGTAATTGTAAATAAGGTATAACAAACAAAGAGGTAGTGAAGAAAATGAAGCGAACAACAACAAATAACGATGTAAATATTAGTTTTAATTCAATAGTAGAAGTAGTAAATTATATTGATACAGTAGAAAGAACACCGTTCTATAAAAGTCACCATAAATCCGATGATTATAATTATGATTTTAGGGGTACGCATTCAATGGAAGAAGCAAGAGAGTTTTTGTTACATGGTTGGGATGATGGGGCAAAACAGTTAAAAGATAAATTGGATGCAAAAGTTAATGTAAATAATATTGGATATAGGAACAAAACATTTTATGATGTTGCAGGATTTCAGTGTAGTGTTCCAAGATATTTACAAGGTATTCCAACAAATATGATAAATAATAAAAGAGTAGTGAAAAAACAAAAGGTTGTAAATATAACAAAAGATTTTGGTTATAGTGGTATAACATCAAAGGAAACAATGATGTATGAAAGTATAAAGTTTTTACAGGCTGTAGAAAAACTTGAACAACAGGGAGTGCGTTGTAATGTTTTTGTTAGTTTTGTTTCAAGAAATCCTAGTACTAATGGATATATTGATGTTAGAATAAAAGTAAAAGAAAGTTCACAGCGCATGAACTTAAAGCAACTTGCATTTCCATTAGCACACCCAAGTATGCTCAGAAGAATAACTTTTGCTTTAATTGAAAGAATAGAAGATTGCAAAGACTTTGGAATGGGATATGGAAGATGCACAGAATGGGAGACTGTAAAACATCTATACAAGGGTGAATATTATGTTCCAAGAAATGTCAAGGAGGAAGAAATAACAGATATAGAGAAATACAAGGTGCGTTAATCCGCACCTTTTTAAAATTTGTTGTTGACATTTGTTTTAGTCTATGTTATTATAATTACAGAAATAAGATAACAAAACAAAAACAAATGTGAAGGAGAAAATAAAATGATGAAAACGAGAGAATTTGAAAGTGTAAAATTCAACAAGGAAACAAACAAAATTGAATGTGCAACAAAAACTGATTTTGGTACAGTAGTAATTAAAAGAACACCAAGAAGACATACAGCAGAAATCAGAGAAGAAATGTTCAAAGGAATTTACAGTTTTGAAATTCAAGGCATCATGTATTGTTACAAAGTTGTAGACTGTAATGGAAACATGGAACAGTATAGAGAACCAGAAGATTTCAGAAGCGAAGACAGAACAACAAATATGGTAAGAAAGTCTGGAAGACATGAAGTGAACAAAGACAAAACAGTTCTTACTATTCCAGAAGTTCAACCTGTAAAAGTAAAACCCGTTGAAGAAAAGAAAGAAGAAAAAGAAGAAACACGGGAAGTAAAACATAACCAGTATGAAACAATTAAGGCTTGCATTGAGAACGATATTCCAGTGTACTTAGCTGGTCCGGCAGGAAGTGGCAAGAACTACACTTTGGAACAAATCAGTTGGGACTTAGGACTTGAGTTTTACTTTACGAACTCAGTACAGCAGGAATACAAACTGACAGGATTTATTGATGCAGGTGGTATTTACCATGAAACAGAATTTTATAAAGCATTTAAGAATGGCGGTATCTTTTTCCTTGACGAAATGGATGCATCAATTCCAGAAGTATTAGTTTTACTTAATGCGGCAATTGCAAATAGATACTTCGAGTTCCCGAATGGAAAAATCACAGCACACAAAAATTTCCGTGTTGTAGCCGCAGGTAACACTGTTGGCAGTGGTGCTGATGATATGTATACAGGAAGACTTGTATTAGACCAAGCTACACTTGATAGATTTGCAATTATTGATTTTGATTATGACAGAAACATTGAAATGCATATCGCAAAAGGAAATGCAGACCTCGTAGATTTCATTGAAAATCTGAGAACACAAGCTAATACAAATGGTATCAGAGCAACATTCTCCTACAGATGTATTGGAATGGTAACAAAGTTAGAAAAGACAGGTTTACCACTTGAACAGATTTTAAGAATTGCAGTATTCAAGGGAATGACAAAAGATACAATCAATTGTTTCATGTGTTGTGGAAATAAATACAGTGATGCATTAAGAAAAATTAAGGTAGCCTAAAAAGCTACCTTTTATTATAGTCCCTATAGCTTGTATTTTACGTTTCTAGCGTGTTTATATAGTTCAGTGATAAAAGTATAGGGTAAAGGCATAAAGTGTCTTAAATCGTTAAAATAGGAGGTTAGAGCATGGAATGTAATATAATGGGATATGGACAAAGAGATGTGAAGAAACAATGCTTTAAAACAAAGTATAAAAACATTGTTATTGTAAAATTAAAAGATAGTTGCTATTCTATTACACACTATCAGACGGGCGTTGCGATTGAATATGAAAGATACACTTCAAAACAAAAAGCATTAATAAATCTGGATGATGCTGCTTTTAAATTCAGAAAAACACTTGAAAACAATAATATAAAATCTTTAAAACAATATTGTAAACAAAAAGGAATAAAACAAATAAACTTTTAAAGTACAAACTTTCTTTTTATATATATTTATATATATTTTTCTTTATAAAGTATAAAAGTTAATTAAAATAGTTATTGACAAATAAAATGTTATTATGTTAAAATGTAATTGAGTTAAAGATAACAAGTTAAACAAATAAGGAGGTAACAAAATGAGAAGCAAGAAAAAAATAGCATATGAAGAAAATATAATATATTATAGACAAACAATGGTAGATATGAGTTGCTTTTGTTGTATGTTCCGTAATAAATATATAAATCATGCACCACAATTTGAAATTATAAGTGATAGAAGCTATAGAGCTTGTCAATACACTTGCCCTGTTGTATGGGGATATAAAACATTAAGTGGAACAGAAGAAACAAATGTAATGTGTACTACGTCAGATTATGGTATAATAGCAAATAAAGCGTATTATAAACAATGGAAAAAATGTTGTAAGTTAGCATACAAGATAGCAATGTTACTGGAAAGGAGCATTGAATATTATGTATAATTTGCCTGTGTATTGGTCTGACAAATTAAAATGTAGTTTCTTACAACGTGTTATATTAATTCATTCTTATCTATACTATGAAGCAAATAACAGTGTTATAACTGACAGAGAATATGATGCAATAGCAAAACAGCTTGTAACAATACAACAAAAACATACAGTGCAATGGATTAAGAAATGCACTCAATATGGTTATGCTTTTTACGATTATGATGGTACAACAGGTTTTGATTTATGGCATAGACTTGTAACAGAAGACAAACAAAAAATATTATCAATCATACAACAGAAAGGAGAATAACATGAATATAGAATCTGATTATACAAGAAAAATAGTAGAAGCCGAAACACGTTATAAAGATTTGTTTGGTATTGAGGAATTTAAAGAAATGCGTTCCCGTGCCTGTGGTTCTTGTAAGCCGTATTTATTATTTATTGAAGATGATATAAGGTGTAAACTAACTGAGGAATAAAAATGGAAAATAGGGCATAAATAGGGGCTTCTAAAGCATATCTATATTGCCCTTTTCTTATGCAAAAATATAGGAGATAATAAAATGAAAATTGAAAAAGAAAGATATGAAACATTGTGTGATGATTGTCTTATGAGTTGCTGTTGTCATATAGATTGCACAAATGAACATATCACAAAACAAAAGTTAGGAAACTTAGTAAAGTGTTTTGGAAAATCTTATAGTAAAAGAATTGTTGCGTGTTGGACTTGTAAATACAAGAAACAGTGCGAGGTGCTAACAAAACATGAATAAACGTAGTACAAAATGGTATAGAAAGAACGAAGCAGAAGTAATGAAAAGGATAGGTTTTAAACCTACCCGAAACTCAGGTGCAACATGGATAGAAAAGTGTGACGGTCAATCAGACCATTGTATATGTGAGTTAAAATCAACAGATAACAGTTCTTTTACAGTAAAACAAGAATATTTACATACGTTAGAATCTCATGCAATAGAATCCCATAAATTACCTATATTTGCTTTTCAATTCCTTAATACAGGTGAAGTATGGCTTTCGATAAAAGAATCTGATATAGAAGCATTTAAGGGACTTATAAGGCAATCTGTGTTAGAAGAATTACAAGAAGAACGAGAAAAAGAAGAAAGCAAGCTGTCACCATTGTTAGAAAAAAAATATAAAAAAAATGTTGACAAAGCACTTGACAAGGTGTATGATAAGGGGGAGAAAAGAAAAGGGGGTTTGAAGTCTTCGACTTCATGCCACATATTACAGAACTCTTCGAGTTCAAGTAATAAAGATGTTATAACAAACAATACAAACAATACAAACAATGTTTTACTTGAAGTAAATAAACACAAAGCAAAACAAAGTATTGAAGCAAGAAAACTTTTCTTAAAAGAAAAACAAAAAGAACAAGAACATTATGAAACAATGCAGAAGGAAAGAAACAAGAACAGAAGAAGAACTATGACACAGAATAGAAAGGAATATTGATTTGGAAAAGAAATTCAAACAAAAAGGTATTGCAACGTTTGAAGGTATGAACATTGGAAAAAATAAAACAGTGCAAGTTACTTTCAAGTTGCGCTATGATGAAATTCTTACAAGTGTAGAATTGTTACAGGGATTAAATAGTGACATTACAGTACAGGCAAAATGTGGAACTGGTAAAGCTATGAACCTTGGAATTTTTACAATCGGTGCTGTAAACTTCGATAAAGACGGAAATGCAAAGATTCCATTCAAGTCTATGGTTGATAATGTGAATCTTGATAACATTTGTAGCCTTGTAGACGAGGATTATATACAGTTACGTTTTGTGGCTGTAATCGAATTACCAGATAACGGTGAGGAAGAGCAGGAAGGAAGTGAAACAAGCGAATGGGAAGATTAAATTACACAGAACTTGCAAAAGCAAGAATTAAAGAAAAAAGAAATGTGGTAATTTCAGAAGCACAAAATCTGGAAGGAGAAACACTTGGTTATTCTGTTGCAGAACAGTTGGTAACAGAAGAAGAAGGAAAAGAAAGAAAAGTTTTTCTCAGAGGTGGACTCGGAATTATGTCCGAGGATGGTTTAAAAAGTCTGAAACTTGCAGTCGATGAAGCACTGAAAAAAGTTTCGGAAAAATAAAAATAGTTGTTGACAAAATGTTAGACCTGTGTTAGAATAAAATCAACAACAGAAGTTGAAGCAAAAAAATAAAAGAACAAAGCAAAACAGAAAAGGAGAAACAAAAATGGCAAAAAATTGGAGCGCTTATGAAGCGGCAAAAGAACTGTATGGAACAAACAAGGAGAACATTGAAGAAATCGGTAGCAGATACCCATTATTCGCAAGAACAGTAGCAATGGATAACAGTCCATTCCTGTTAGACCTTCTGTCAGCAATTCCGAAAGTAACAGCGAGAGTCGTTGAAACTGGACTGAAAACAAATCAGGATGACATTGTGGACGCAGAAGAAGAAGATGTTACAGAAGCACAGGAAGAAAAATCTGAAACAAAGAAAGCAAGTGCAAAGAAAGCACAAGAAGAGCAGGACGAATCAGTGGAAGATTATGAAAGCATGAGTGCTAAAGACCTGTATGCACTGTGTTGTAAACGTGGTATTTCTTCTATGTGTAAATCCAGAAAGAAAGACGCATTGGTTGAGTTATTGGAAAAACTGGACAATGGAGAAATCGAACCTGCAAAGAAGAAAGCAACAGCAAAGGCAGAGCCAAAGAAAGCTACAAAACCTGCAAAGAAAGAAGAACTGGAAAAAGCCGAAGATGAAGATTGGGACGATGAAGACGAAGAAGAGTCTGACCCATATGCAGGAAAGCCAGCAAAAGAACTGTATAAGATGTGTGTAGATAGAGGTATCAAAACACAGCCGAAACAGAAACCAGAGAAATATGCAGAACTTCTGAAAAAGGCAGATGCAGAAGCAAAAGAAGCAGACGGTGAAGACTGGGAAGACGAAGAAGCAGAAGACGACGATGAGTGGGAAATCTAATTTCCACAAAATGTAACTTGTAAACGAAACAAATAAAATATATTCGATATAGACTCTTTACTTGGTATCAAAAACAAAATCACTATAAAAGGATGGATGGTAGGCAAAATAAAATTGCTATTGTCCATCCTTTTTTAATACGGGTGGATGCGATGAAAACAGAAACAAAACCTAAAACAAAAATAACAACAGAACACTTAGTATCATTGGATTGTACGAAGGAAGAAAACAAGATAAAATTAAATAAATTCCTGTGGAAGGTTAAACCAGTAGCAAAGTTAGCAGAATGTGAAGGAATCAAAACAAATGGGAAGTTACCTATAGAATTATTAGAAAATGCTCTGATGGGAATATGCGAGCATTATTGTTATAATTTACAAGGTATTGAAGCATATAGAGAAACAAACAGAAAAAACAAAAAAGTGTTTCAATTCTGGCATATGGGATTATTAAACAGTGAGCGTAAATGGATTGGAACAGTAAATGGTATAACATTGTGGGAAGTAGTTGCAAAGTCAATAATTAAAATCTATGCTGATATTGTGAAAGGCAGGAACGAAAAATGAAACAGGCGGCATATTATACAGATGGAAGCTGTGGAGGAAATCCCGGTGTAGGTGGTTGGGCTTATGTAGAAGCTATTCCATGTGACAGAGGAATTAAAACAAACATTGTTACGGGAAACAAACAATTAACAACAAACAATGAAATGGAATTGACAGCAGTTTACATGGCGTTAGTAAAATCCTTAAAAACAAACAGGTATGAGGTGACTATTTATAGTGATTCGTCCTATGTAGTGAACGCCATAACAAAAGGTTGGCTTTCAAGGTGGCGTGTCAATGGCTGGAAAACAAAAGATGGTAAGGAAGTTAAAAACAAACATATTTGGGAAAAGATGTATAAACTTGTATATGAAAAGAATTTACAAATTACTTTCATTCAAGTAAAAGGTCACAGAGGTGACTTACTAAACGAATTAGCTGATAAATCAGCGGTAGAAACAAGAATGAAGTTGGAAGAGGAACTGAAAGCAAAATCATAACAAAGGGGAATGAGCCATGTTAATAGCAGTAGAAGTATACCAAAAAGAATTCATGGACAGAACGATGAAAAATGCTTATTTACAGGCTTGTAAATGGGTGAGTGGAGAATTTATAGCCGTAAACAATAGCAAGGATTTAACGTATAAATTCGAGAAGCAGAGTGGTAAAGGATTGCCAACGATATTATTAAAAGTGTACGCAATGTTGGACGAAGAAGAAATACATAACAGACATTGTAACATATGCAAACAGGCAACAGAACTTGCTTATCTGAAACAAAATAAATACCAGTGCGAGGTATGCAAAGTGAATCCGTACAGAGAAAGAGTTAAGAATGAAGTAAAGAACAAAATAAATGGAATGGAGGACATATACAAATGGGGATTAAAGAGAAAGTAGTACAGATTAAAGAAAAAGTAATACAATTGTTGCGTATGTTATTATTACCTGCATGGCAGGTAGTAGCGTATTGTTTAAGATTGCTGATGAAAAATCTTAGTAATGTTGCTATGGCTATTCAGATTATTTTTCCTGTATGGCTTGTATGTCAGAACGTAGAACCCGTAAAAGCATTTGTATATAGTGTTGCTATTGTATTCATTCTGGCATATATCAGACAGTTATATACAAACGTACAGAAGCATGGAGGAAAAACAATACCGATACCAAAACAAAGATTTACTCTATTAGACGAGGACGGCTATATAGTTATGAGAAAAGACAATGCAGGTGAAGCAATACAGTACTTGTATGAGTTAGAAGAATATTTAAGTAATCGTGGAAAATTAAAATGAATGAGAATATAAAAGCACCGTGCTATTGGTGCGAAGAAAGAACAATATATTGCCATACGAATTGTGAAAAATATATAGAGTTTCAAAAAATCAATCAGATGTTAAGGGACAGCAGGAACAGAGAAACGAAAAAGAATTTTGACAAGTTTTATTATTTATATAAAAAAAAGAGTTGACAAGTAAATCTGTTTGTGGTAATATAATATATATAAATAACGGAGTGGCAAACAGGATAAAGCCAAGAGTGATAGCCAGAAAAATATCTGCCTTAATATAGAAATATCAATATTGGTTATGAGAAAGGAGAATCACATATTTACTTCAAAGTCCTCCAAAGTATTTTGAGTAAATAAAGTTTGTAACTATAAATTATTCTGAAAGCAGAGAGCGTGAATAAACAGCGATATTTACATTTTCTTTCTTTCATGTTTTATTTCGCTATATGTAGTGTATGCATGGATATGTGTATTTTCTTTTGTGTTATTTCCAACATATTGTAAAAACATAACTAATATTGATAATATGCCGGGACTATGTTCCCGGCTATTTAAACATATAGGAATATTTATTGAAGTGAAAATATAAAAAACAAAATTAAAAGGAGTTGAACAAAACAAAGTGGCAGAAACAAAGAAAACAAAAAACAAAGAAGAACTGACAGGAAAAGAAAGAAGAATGGCAAATCTTATTCCATTATCACAACGTAGTCCAGAGGAACGTAGAGCAATTGCCAGAAAAGGAATCGAAGCAAGAAAAGCTAACGTAGAAAAAAGGAAACAGGAAAAGCGTGAAAGAATGCAGATTCAAAAAGTTATGTCTGTAATTCTTGGTTCTGAGGTAAGCAATGAAAAACAAAAGAAGCTGTTAAACAGTCTCGGTTTTGAGGGAGAACATCTAACAAATGAAATGTTACTAATGGTAGCATTATTCAAAAAAGGACTTTCCGGCGATGTGAACGCAATTCGTGATGTAACAGAAATGATGGAAAAGTTAGACATGTATCAGAACAGCGGTGGAGAACAGCAACAGCAAATTGTTATTAATCTTATGCCAAAAGGAACAGGTTACAAACCAACAGAAGAAATCGAGGAACAAATCCAAAGAGCAGAAAATGGATTACCGCTAGAAAGTAGTGTGGAAGACGATAGCGAATGGATTACAGAAGATGATGATGAGGACTGGGGAAATGAGGTATATGACCCGGATTAAGTAGTAGCCTTATAAATGCTACCCATAAAATATAAAATGGCAAATAGGGGCAAAATAGAAGCACACAGAGGACGTTATAATATGGCATATGTAAAGAAGAGAAGTTATATTACAATACATAAAGAAACAGTACAGAAGCGCAGAAAGAAATATAAGCTATGTCAGACTTGTAAATACAGAACAACGAGGGCGAATGAACTCGACAATGGTATGTTATGTAATTATATAGGAATTACAGGAAAGATGCGAGGATGTAAAGCTGAGTATTGTATCAGATACGAAAAAGGGGAACATAAGAAACAAAAAGTTTCATTGTACTAATTATTAAAACAAATCAACAAAGAAACAAAACAAAGAAGTATGAATATAATATATAAATAAAAGGATAAATATAACAAAGTAACGAAAGAACAAAACAAAGAACATAAAGAAAGGAGAACATATGCAGGAATTAAATATAATCTATAAAAACATAAAAGAATTAAAACCATATAAAAAGAACGCAAAGAAGCATGACAAAACACAGGTAGAACAAATAGCAAATAGTATAAAAGAATTTGGTTTTACACAGCCTGTTATTATTGATAAAAACAATTGTGTTGTAGCAGGACATGGTAGAATCTTAGGAGCAAAGAAAGCAGGATTAAAACAAGTACCTACTGTAACATTAGAAGAACTTACAGAAGAACAAATAAAAGCATACAGGCTAGTAGATAACAAATTGAATGAAAGCGAATGGGATTCTGATTTATTAAAACAGAGCTTAGATGAAATAGCAGAAATGGATATGGAAGTGTTTGGTTTTGCAATAGATTCATTAGCAGATGAAGAATTAGAAATAGAACCAGAAGTACCGTTCACAGAAATATTGAATGAAGAAAACAACTATATTGTTTTAAAGTTTGATAACAAGATAGATTGGATAAATGCACTTGGAGTGTTAGGAATTGAAAAAGTAAAAGCATTTCCAACTAAGAAAAGTGGAAATAAAAAAACATTCGGTGAAAGAGCAGGAGTTGGAAGAGTAATAGATGGCGTTAAGGTATTGGAGAGGGTGAAAGAATGAAATATAAGGATAAAGAAATTGTTATAGCATGTCCGTCATACAAAAGACCCGTTGTTGAAACATTACAGTATATTCCTTTCTGCAAAGTGTATGTTTCACCAGAAGAATATAAAACATATTTAGAGTTTAACCCAAAACATAAAGAAAACATTGTTAAGTGTAAGAAAGGTATACAAGGAAATCTATGCAGAGTAAGAAATTATATCCTTGATGAAGAATTTAATCATGGTACTGATATAGTCCTTATTATAGATGATGATTTACGGTGTATAGAGCATTTTGAAATGTCTGAGGATAAAAGTTATGCGTATGAAAAAGTAAAGCTGAAATCAGCGGATATATTAGATTTCATATATCGTTACTCATTGTTATGTGAAGAATGGGGATTCAAGTTTTGGGGAATAAATTGTAACAGTGATACAATGAGTTATAGACAGTATTCACCTTTTAGCACTACAAGCTATATAGGAGGTCCATTTCAGTGTTTTATAAAAGGTAATGAATTAAGATATGATGAAACATTACCATTGAAAGAAGACTATGATATGACATTACAGAACATGAACAAATACCGTGGAGCATTGAGAGTTAATAAATACCATTATGTTTGTAGGCAATCAGAACAAAAAGGTGGTTGTGCAATTTATAGAAACATGGAGAGGGAAAAAGAACAATTTGAAATGTTACAAAAGAAATGGGGCAGTGATATTGTAAGATTGGACACATCAAATAAAGGAAGAAGTAAGAAGAACAGAAAGTACATTGACTATAACCCGATAATAAAAATACCAATAAGAGGAATTTGAATATGGATGAATGGGATGAATTAGAATCAAGATATAAACCAAAAGGAAACTATAAGATACATGATGAAAATAAAAATGCATTATTGAACAATTATGTTGTCCCACCATTTAGTGTGTTAGATACGAAAGCCGGATATTGGCAGGATAGAAAAAACAGTTATTTGATTATGTTGGAGACAGTACAAAGGGAAGACATGTTAAAACAATTAGTAGTAACCTTATTGAAATGAATAGCACAAGTATGTTCGACCCAGTGTTGTGTGAAATCATTTATAAGTGGTACTGTCCAACAAATGGGAAAATTATTGATTGTTTTGCAGGTGGAGCAGTAAGAGGTTTGATGGCATACAAGTTTGGTTATAGTTATATCGGTATAGATTTAAGTAGAAAACAAATAGAAGAAAATGTGCAAAGAGCAAAACAGTTAAGAATAAAACCGAATAACGGATTGGTTTGGAAATGTGATGATAGTTTAAACATTGATAAATACGCAGAAGATGGTAGTTTTGATTTGTTGTTATATTGTTACAAAAAAAAGGAATTGAAAGCACTTGATAAGATTTAAGTACCCATTTTAGGGTGCTTATTTTATTATATAAATAAATATAAAATATTTTATAAAAACATATTGACATAAAACATACATAGTGTTATACTATAATCAAGTTAAGAGAGAAAGACAAAATGTGAAGGGAGAAACAAACAATGAAGAAAGAATTAGTAAAAGAAGTCTACAGAGAATTAGTAAAAGAATGTGGACAGCCTATAACAGTAAAAGATTGTGAAACATGGAGTGATGTAAAAGCATATGGAACATACCAGTTGGGAAACGATGATGATATGTTATGGACATACGATGGAAAATTATACAGATTGTGTTTTAGAGAGTTACCGCTAGAAGAGAAAGAAATAATACTTGATAATGTTATTTAAAATAAGTATTGATAAAATAAAGTGGAGGATATAAAACATGATAAGAGTTAGAACATATGAAACAACAATGATAGCAAAAAGAGCATTTATTGAGTATTGTGAACATAATGCAGAAAATATTAAAGTAACAAAACTCAGAGGTTTATGGAAATATGTTCCATTGGTAGTCTTAAAGAATAACAATATTATTTTATTTATGTCGTATCTAACATATGATAAGTGGTGCAAAGGTAGAACATATTATGATGATTTTGAACAGTGTTACAAAAGAAGCGGTTATAAAATATCAAA